GATATAAAAACATTCCGCCCTGTCTGTCCAGTCCGTGTTTTGGTCTGAAATACCTGTTATCCTAATCGCAGAAAATGATTATACGGGCGGACTCGGATCAGAGCCGCGAAAACTGAAAAAAAGAGCAAGAAAATCACATAAAATGGATAAACGAATAGAATCATGGCGAAAAAAGACGAATTAACAGATCAGCAAGAAATATTTGCTCTGGAGATTGCAAAGACAGGCCAGCAAGCGGCTGCATATCGCATAGCATATCCAAAATCAAGAAAATGGAAAGACGATTCAGTATATTCCACAGCATCAAAATTGGCGAATACTCCAAAGATTCTACAAAGGGTTGAAGAATTAAAGGCTCCAGCAATAGAAAAAGCAGGAGTTACGATTGAAAAAACGATAACTGAGCTTAGTAGGCTTGGATTCTCTGATATCAGAAAGTTCTTCAATCCTGATGGCAGCCTAAAGAATATCACTGATCTCGATGATGATTCGGCAGCGGCTATATCGAGCGTAGAAGTTGAGGAGTTATTCGATAGAAGCGGGAAAGACCGCGTCTGGGTTGGTTATACGAAAAAACTGAAGCTCTGGGATAAGAACTCAGCACTGGAAAAAATCGGAAAGCATTTAAAAATGTTCATTGAAAAATCAGAAGTCGACGTCAAGCAGCAAATCAACGTAATTATAAATAAATCAATTGATGAGTAGATGGATATAAAAATTCCTGCGAACAACTGGAAAGCACGGCCTGATCAAAAACCTCTCTGGAATTATCTCATGAAGGGTGGAAAGAGAGCGGTTGAATGTGCGCACAGGAGGTGGGGGAAGGACGAGATCGCCTTGCATTCTACTGCCGTAGCATCATTTGAGCGCATCGGTAACTACTGGCACCTACTCCCGCAATTCAACCAGTGCCGCAAAGCGATCTGGGAGGCCGTTAATCCCCGGACCGGAAAGCGTCGCATTGATGAAGTATTCCCGTTAGAACTTCGCTCACAAACCCGCAACACAGATATGTATATCGGATTTAAAAATAGTTCATCTTGGCAGTTGGTTGGCTCTGATAATTTCGATGCTCTGGTTGGCTCTGTCCCTATCGGCATTGTGTTTTCCGAGTACGCCCTGAGTGATCCACGTTGCTGGGCCTATTTGTCCCCAATACTGGAAGAAAATGGCGGGTGGGCAGCGTTTATTTCCACGTCCCGCGGCAATAATCATTTTAAAAATATTGTTGATTTAGCAATGTCCACGCCTAGATGGTTCGGGGAAATACTCACAGCTCAGCAAACTCCGGTATTCACGCCAGAGAAGTTGGCGGCAATTAGATTGGAATTAATGGCGACGTTTGGCGAAGAAATGGGTGAGGCGATGTACATGCAGGAATACATGTGCTCGTTTCAGGGTGCTATCTTGGGTGCCTATTTTTCCAAGCAGATGGCCAAGGCTCATGATGATGGCCGCATTACCAACGTTCCGCACCAGCCGGCAATGGAAGTTGATACGTTTTGGGATTTGGGCGTGGATGATTCCATGTCCATTTGGTTTATTCAGCACGTTGGTAGTCAGCACCACGTTATTGATTACTACGAGGCCAGTGGGTACGGACTCGAACACTACGCCAAGGTTATGGCCGGCAAAGGTTATCAATACGGCAATCATTATATGCCCCATGATGCCAACGCTAGGGAAATGACCAATTCAGAGATAGCCCTGAGCCGCAAAGAAGTGGCTGAATCCTTGGGGATCAGGCCGGTTGTCGTTGTAAAACGAGCAAGAAACATGGACATCATCATCAATGTGCAGATTCCGGCAGCTCGTAATATTTTAGGCGCCTGCTGGTTTGACGGCCCTAATTGTCTCCGGGGTATTACAGCGCTCGAAAACTACAAGGCGGAGTACAACGAAGAAAAGAAGATATTAAGCAATCGCCCATTACACGATTGGACTTCCCACGGAGCGAGCGCATTTATCACGTTTGCGGTCGGATATACAGGAGATGTTTATAAGGATTTCCCGGAATGATTAAAGTAATTGTTTTTACGTTATTGGCTGTGTCGTGGATGTGTTGTTTTTACCGTATTTGGGTAACTATAATATGCTGAAGATTAAGAAAATCACGCACGAAACACCATTCGAACTCCTACAAGCGCGCAAAGACGCAGCCATTTACACGGGGCAACCGCTTGTAGAGCGTCCGTTCTGGTATGAAAACACCGCAACCGGCCAGTGTTATTATGATCTTTATGGATGCATCGGATGGCCCACGGAAGTTTCCGACACAGATTCAGGGATGCCGGGTTATGTTGCCGTGGTGGGGATCGTCAAGGACCAGCGGAAACCCCAGGATGCTGTTTTTCAGCTACTGGCCGAGGCGGAGAGCAAGGATATTCCGACCCTTCTCAACAAAATACTGGAATTACGCGCGACGTTCGGTTTTGGGCTGCATCCAGGATTATTGCAGGCATGGTTTGGCGATCCAGATAGATTTATCACCACAACGGCATTGCTTAACGAAAAACCGATAGAGATGGGCGGTAGCGAACAGGCGATTTTGATTATTCCACCGGATGATTTCTACGTGCCGAAGGCGTTTGATCATTATGTGCGGTCGCTGCATTCAGTGATCGTGCCGGGAGCGGTGCGGTTTTATTTCGGTGGGAATGATGTTCTGAAGAACAAGTTGAGGGAATTCAAGCGGGATAACCCGGCTGTCATGGCCGTTGGAGGGCTCGTACATTCGCTGTTGTCGCGGACAATGTGGATGGATCAGAATAGGTCAAACGCATTTACGGTTGATTGGTAAGGGAGGAAAGCAGAGTGGTTAATATTATCGAGGCATTCTTATTAGCAATTGGAGTAGCGGCAATCGCGCTCGGAGGTGTTTTAATCGGCGGGTATATTGTTTTCAAGAGCAAGGCCAAGCCCGGCGAAACTTTCATCGGCCCGGTGCCCAAGGGCGAGGCTTTTAAGTTGGCGGATCCGGCAGCTACAGAGGATTTTCCGGGAACCGAAAAACTTAATCCGACTATCGCAAAACAAAACGAGAAATTCATGGATATGCTGCTGGGAGGGAAGGTTTGAATAATTTAAGTGGAAGAAAAGTTAAATGCCCCAATTGTAAAAGAATTTCGTTTGTCACGACGGAGAAATACGATCCAGACGTCACGCCCAACGGATCCATGGTCAAATGCACGTTGCCGTTTCATATCGACTGGCTCACAAAATCGACAACCAAGGTCGCTGAAATGACCTGCCCCCGATGTCTGGCGCAGTTGGCACCCAAGGGACGATTGACCGTTATTAAACCAGCGGTAACTATCAGGCCGTGCGATGTTCTTCCGGGTGAGGTTGTGTTTTCCAAGAGCGTACAGAAAAGACTGGAAGCACAAGGGGCTTTCCTCTGCCCTGTCTGCAACGATGGCCGTCAATTCAAGAGCCAGATTGCACTGAACGGGCACATGAAAAAACATGAGAAAGGGAGGTAGGGTATGGCACAGCAAATGAATATCAACATTCCACTTGAGCAACTCAAAGACCGTGTGTGTTCCTGCGGCGGAACTATTTTCATCAGCGCCGTTGCATTAAAAGAGATTCCGGCGCTCTACAGTCCGTCCGGGAAGGTCGAGACAGCCATAACGCAAGTAGGTTTTGTCTGCTGCGGATGCGGAGCCCTAATGTCACTGAGGCCGGTAGAACCGAAAGAAGAAAAATCAAAAATCACATTGGTTGGTGGATAACATGACGAGCAATAAACCCCACAACGTCAAGGTCCACGTTCAGAAAGTAGAGCGGATCGACAGTAAGCGGGTGAAGGTAAAAATAGCGGAAACGGCTGTAGGCTTGTCCACCCTGACATATGAGGGCAGGACCTATGAAACGTCCCGCAGTCTGGGGCGTGGGCGGTATATTATGAAAGAGGTGGGTTGATGGGTGGAGACGGCAAAGCAATAGACCACCAGACCGTCGATAAAATAAAAGGCATCCAATATTGTGATTTTAACAATATCTTTGATGCTCTTAAGTCGTTGTTTTTGGCGAGAAAGGCATACGCAACTTTATACGAAGGGGCTGTGGGTGAAAGTGAAAGGAATTTGGTAAACGAAAGAATCAACTATATCAACGATGAAATTAAAAAGGCGTTCTATTTATGAGTGAGCACAGCAAGAAAATGTGGAGAGCGGTAATCCGCGGCCTGAAATATACAGCAAGCCTTCTTGAAAGGGCTCTACGCGGAGAAGAAATATAAAATAAATATAAAGGAATTAAACTTCTCTTATCTCTCCATCATTGGAAGCGTAAGGGATTAAAGCGAGAGCGCAAAAGCCTCCTCGATGCAAATCAGGGGGCTTTTTATGATTAACGAAAAATGGAACCTGCAAACAATCCCACCCAAGTCGCACGTCGATGTGGCTGAGTTCGCCTACATGCTGTTCGATATCGCTCGATTGGAAAAAGAGAGATTAGGTAAACCGCAAGATTTTCTCGCCAACTATTCCCTTTACCGGGGCAATCAGAGCAAACAGCAGTCCGGCCGCAAGGGTTATACCCCGGCGAACAAAACTAAAATGCTCGTCAATTTATATTTCGCCAACATCGAGCGCACTGTGAGTAACATTACCGCCCGGAACCCCACTGGCGAAGTAGTTGACCTGGACGGAAGGAGCGACGGATCTGAAAACATCCTGTCTATGCAACTCAAGAAGTGGTGGAAAGAGACCAACCAGCAAACCAAAACACGAGCGTCCGCCCGCGAGATGGAGCTTTACGGGCCGACTTTCGAAAAGCCTTACTGGGATAAAGCTAAGGACAGACCTGATATCGGCATAACCGATCCGTTTTCATTCTTTCCCTGCCCTGGAAATTGGGAAGACCTGTCTACTGATTGCCCCTATGTCTGCTTTGCCTACGTTGATTTCATCTCCAATATCGAGGCGGAATTTGGTGTTAAGGACATTGCCCCGGATGAAGCCTATGAGCTCATGGGCGCCGAGCGAGAGGATTATAAACCGCAGGGATACGGAAATCGGCAGTCAATTGGCAACTACTCCGACGCAATGACCGTAAAAAGACAGGATCAGGCATTGGACAATAAGGCGCTCGAGCGCTGCCTGGTTATCGAAGTCTGGATCAGAGACAACCGCAAATCACTGAAGACACTCACTCAACCGATACTTGATGCGCAGGGAGTACAGGCAGTTAATGAGCTGGGCGAGCCGTTGGTGGCCGTGGCCAGCGCCAATGAGCCGGTTTATCCCGACGGCATCCGGAAAATTACCATTACCAAAACCAAAGACCCGAAAGTAAAAAGCGGCGTGATTGTCCTAGATGATTCCGCCAACCCGAATATCAACCCGGCATTACCAGTAGAGCAGGCCCGGAACACCTACCCATGGGGCCGCCTACCCGTTTACCACGCCAATTCCTATAAAGATGGTGTTTCTATCTGGGGATTCGCCGCGGCCGAGCAGGTGGGTGATTTGCTGGAAAAGATCAACATCATCATTATGAAGTTGGTTGCCTATGTCATCAACGTCATGGCGCCGCCGCTGATCATACAGGCGCACTGTGGAATCACCCGGGAGATGGTCGAGAGCGACAATAACAAGTCCGGCAGGCAGGTATTTATGCCCACCACTCCGAACGCTCGGATTGAGTTCATGCAGATACCTAACCTTCCACAGACCTTCTTTCAGGTTCTGGATTTAATCACCCGATTCTTTGACAGGGTTTATCAGATCGAGGACGCCGATAGAGGCGTGGCCCCTACGGGAGTTATCGCCGCCAGCGCCATTGTCGCGCTTCAGGAACGCAATCAAGTGCTCATGCAGACCAAAACATCAGCCATCGACAATCTGGCAGAACAAAGAAGCCGCTGGGCAATCGGGCTTTATCAGAATTTTGGCACAGTTGAGGATTCAGTCAATGTTGGTGGCCAGACAGTTCCCTTTATGGGTGTGCAGTTCGCCGGCCGGAAATACAATTACGTTGTGGAGGCCGGATCAACAACGCCGAGGACGAGCTTACAGAATCAAGAGCTCGTCATGAGCCTATCTGATAGGAAATTGTTAAGCCGCCGTTATGTACTGGAAACCCTGAATTTGCCCAACTGGAAAGAAGAGATTGAGCGCGGCGGAGAAGACCAACTGGATATGGCGCTACAGGTATTGATTGAAGCCGGCCTTGATAAGAATGCTGCGTTGGAACTGAAACAATATTTGATTCAGCCGCAGGGAGGCCCAGGGGATTCTCAACGAACGCCTTCAAGCCAACCGAAGCCAGGGATGCCGAAGGCACAGCAGGGAGTGCAGCAGTAAAACTAAATCAGGAGGATTTTATATGAATTTCAGTGAAGCGTTAGATGCAGTTAAAAAAGGCTCAAAGATTCAACGTGCAGGATGGAACGGTAAGGGGATGCATGTCGAATTGCAGCGTCCCGATGAACATTCAAAGATGACATTGCCGTATTTGTATATGAAAACAGCAGACAACAATCTCGTCCCTTGGCTCATCAGTCAGACGGATGCACTGGCAGAAGATTGGACGATTCTCATTTAACAAGGCATGGCTGCCTATTTAAACAATCAACCGTTGCTACGGTAAAAGGCTAAACCATAATATCTAATTTGGTGGAATTCCACCAAATTAAAAAAGGAGGATTAAATTGCCCATTTACGAATACAAATGCAAAAATTGCCGAAAAGTAACAGAGAAGTTGTTCAGCGTGAATGATTTTCCGGAAAAGATCAAATGCTCCTGCGGCAAGACAGCCAGGAAGATCATCAGCCGTGGTGCAATTCAGTGCGATAGCGTCAATGATGTGAAGTGGCTTCCTTCCGCCTGCCAGACATTGCAGAAACACGGGGAACCGCCGTTGCAGACACGGGGGGAGTACAACCGGTATCTGAAAGAAAACAAATTGTCGTGTGTGGGGTAGGGCATGGACAACCAGCAAAAGACCGACGCGATATTAAAAAAAGCGCGAGACAAGATAAATAACTTGATTTCTAATAAGTTAAGCGGGAAAATAGGAATCACGCTGGAAGTCAATGTAACCCAAGGGGCCATTGGCTCCGCGTCTATAATCAACAACTCGAAGGAGAGCATAGATTTTAAGTAATACATAGAGGGTACTGATTAACCTTTAACGAGGAATTAACAGCCCCAGATTTACGGAATCACATTTTCGCAAGTGCCGTAATCTGGGGCTTTTTTTATTTTTACAACCCAAATTCGGGCAGATCAGTCATCGGTCCGCAAGGGCAGCCGAAATCAAGCTGATTCCGAGAAGAGGAGCGAGAACATGGCAGAAGAAGGCACAGCAGGAACAGAAGGCGGCGAAGTACAGGGCATAGCAGGGACTTCATTTAAGAGTCCTGAAGAACTGGCAGCGGCATATCTCAGCGAGACAAACCAGAGGGCGAATCTGGAAAAGAAACTCGGTGAACAGGGCAATGAGCTTGGTTCTTTGCGCAAGCAGACCGAAACCCTGGCCACGACACTGAAAGATGCGCTGGGGAAGAAGGCGGAACCGGCAGCCAAGGGACCGGATTACACCACGGAATTGTCCAAGATCGAGCAGGAAATTCAAAGTCTCGATCCAATGGCCGAGGGG